AGTGCAGGCTCTTCTACTCCTTATGATAAGATTCTTGCAGTATATAGATATGATGGGTCTACAAAAACTAGTGTTAATGATAATGACAAGACTTTTACTTTAAACACAGCAGGTGTTAAAAAAAGAATATGCACAGAAGTAGCTGATTCAGATATTCATATATTTGATGAATCTAATAGTATTAAACGCCCTACTAAAATGTTTCCTAAATTTTATAAGTTATCAGGTAAAATATTTATTAAACCAGACCCTGATTATAATTCTGACACAGATGCTACAGGTAGCTATGTAGACGCAGATGGATATACAGTTACTGTTAATTCATTAAAAGGAGATAAAGGAGTAATAGTATATGCAGCTCCACCAATTATAGATGAAAATACAGACGCTTGGATATTAGCAGAATATGAAAATATAGCTTTAAACTACGCTGCTTCTATGGATTGTTTAAGAGTTGGAGGAACTCAATTAACAAATGGATTGTCTTCTTTGTCAAGTTTTATTACTAATTTTCCTATAGAACAAATATCAAGTATAGTAAAACCAAGTGCTACTTTTTCAAGTGTAGAGCCTAGTGCTAGTTTGCCTGATAGTACATTATTTAATAGTATTACTTTACCTAGTGGATTAAGCGTAGCAATATCATTACCTCAAGATTTTACAATTACAGAACAAATTTCAAATATTCCTGATTTAGCTAATTCACAAAATTTACCAACAATGATTCAACCGTCAGCTGAAGCTTTAGATTTTACACAAATTGATGATGCTCAAGCTAAAGCAAAAGCTTTAATTGATGATTATGGAGCAATAAGTGGAGGAGATGTTAGTGGTGAAGGAGATATTCAAGTAAATTCTCAAACAATACAATCTTCTCAACAATGGTTAATTCAAGAAGACCCTGAAATGGTTGAAGCTAATTTAGCAGTTGCTAGTCAAGAATTACAAAGAGCAAATAGTCAAATACAAGAAGAATCATTAAAATTAAAAAGATTAGAATCAAATCTTCAAAGTAATCAATCAAAATTCACATCTGATTTGCAAAAATATCAAGCTGAAACTCAAGAAGAACAAACAAGGATACAAGAGCAATTACAAAAACATCAAGCAGATGTAGCAAGAGAAGTACAAGAAATAAACAGTCAAATTTCTAAATATTCTACTGAAGTACAAAAAGAAGGTGCGAGAATTGGAGCTGATGTATCTATTGTTCAAGCTGAAATTGGTAAATTACAAGCAAAGCTTGGTTCTCAAGTTCAAAAATATCAAACAGAGTTAGCATCTAAACAAGCAACTTTACAAAAAGAAGTTCAGCAATATCAATCTGATGTTCAAAGATATGGTGCAGAAATACAACAAAAATCACAAGAATTTCAATCAAAAGTAGCATCGAATCAAAAATACGTTACTGACGCAAGTACTAAAATACAAATTGCACAACAACAATATGGATTATCTGGTCAATATTATCAAAAAGCAATAAATGAATTAAGTGCTATTACTGGAGCTGTTTCTGCTCCTCAACAACAACAACAAGCACAAAGGAGAGAGGAAAGGAAGTCTAGTTAATGGCAAATAAATTAAAAATTACACATTCTTTAGATGCTCAGATATTAACTTCTGATACAGAAGGAACTGTAGCTTACACAGATTATAGAGTAGATGGGAATATAGGGCAAGTAGGAGGTTCTCATGAAAAAAGTTATGCTTCTGATAAAGCAGCTAAGTTTGTAGGAGTTGTTTCTGCGACTGCAGCGACTGCAATAAGTAATGC